TGGTATGGGCAAGAAGAAGCTAGCCAATGTGCTTGACATCACAGAGGATGAGGCAACGTCACTACTCAACAAATACTACGAGCGCGTTCCTTTTGTAAAAGGTCTGGCAGACATGACATCCAGATATGCATCAGAGCGCGGTGTTATTAGGACGTGGCTTGGGCGTAAATGTCGCTTTGACATGTGGGAACCTGTATCCTACAGTTACAATAAGCCGCTGCCCATGGAACAAGCCATAAAAGAATATGGTGGTAAGGGCCGGATCCGCAGAGCCTTTACATACAAAGCCCTGAACAGGCTGATTCAGGGGTCTAGCGCGGACCAAACTAAGAAAGCCATGGCTGAATGTTACAGCGAGGGGTTGTGTCCCATGCTTACCGTTCATGATGAACTTTGCTTTAACATTGAGTCACAAGATCAGGCTGACCGCGTAGTCGAAATCATGTCTACCTGTGTACCTGATTTAAAGGTTCCGTTTGATGTTGATGCGGAGCTAGGTAACAACTGGGGTGAAGTAGGATGAATTGTTGGCATTGTAAAACTGAGCTTATCTGGGGCGGCGATTTCGATTGCGAAGAATCAGATGAATGGCTCATCGTTAGCAACCTTCATTGTCCTAACTGTGAGTCACATGTAGATGTGTACTACCCAAGGCACAAGGAAGAAGAAGATGTTCGAGGCGATGGTACTGGTTTGTCTAGCGGGTGATTTAAATAATTGTTTTGCGGCGAATGATACACGAGGTCCATATAAAACTATCAATGAGTGTATTGACAGAACCACTGAGATGGCGGCGCAGCTACTTACGATAAATAAAGATCACATTGTAATGGGTGTGCGCTGCGACCCTGTTAAACCATCGGAAGGGTTAGAAACCTGACAGGTTTCACCCTGACAACAATCATCAATCACAGCTTTACAGTAGTGACACTGCCCGTGTCCGTGCACTTGAACCACTTTTAGGGGTGATTGACAGCGCGGACAACGATTCTCAGGGACTTGAGGGTGTATTGATACGGTCATTGTAAATTAGCTCGACGAGAATCGATGTTTTTATTTAACGATTTCAGTCATTTGCTAAATCACGAATTCGCTTGACCAAACGCTTGGCGCGGTTCGGGACCTGATCATGCCACCTCGAATCGACCATTTCGTCTGCTGCACGGTGCCAATCCCGGTCATCAATGCCAGACTTCATGCCCTTGAACTTGGACAGGCGTGGATATCCGAGGTTGAAGCACATGTTGGCTATGACCAACTGAGCTTCCTCTGGTAAATCGTCGAAGTCTTCATACAGTCTGTGGCAGTCCTCAATGGTCACAAGGATGTCCAGATCAAATGCCTGCCGCACACGTTCTTCTGATACAGGTGTGCCGACGGGCTGACCGTGTTCTGGATCAGCGTCTCTAATTAAATGACCGATTCCGAAAGTTGGTAGAGCTAAATGATCTAGGTATATCTCGTACTTACAACCTTCATCATCTGCAAGCTGTTCTCTTAGTATGTCTTTGTTCATGCTATTCTCCGCTGCCTTGCGGCTAATGCTTGGGCTAACGCCTGATCCCTTGGATCAGGGTTGACTATGGGGTTTAATGCACTTGGTGTAACAGCCTGTGGAGCCATGGATTGTGGACCGGGGACCGGGGGCTGTGGTGCAGGAACTGGCTGAGACTGCATCATAAATGTGTCAGTGTTTATCTGTGGCACCTGCTGTTGCAACCTCTTTCCTAAAGATGGGGTAGCTTCAAACGCATCTGCTGGTGTTTCTTCTGGGAAATCTGGGTCAATAGATATATTTTTAAGATCAGCTTCCAATATACCCAACAGACCATAAGGAATCTCGTGGCCTTTTTCTTGACCTTCTTCCAACTTGGCCTCGTTAGGTGAGTATGGAATATACCTACCGTTCATGATTGCGCGTATTTCTTCTTTACCTAAACGCTCCTTACGCAAGATATCTTCAAGCTCATTTCTTGAAATGCCTAAATTTTCTAGAGCACGGGCCTGAACTGCGAAGTCCCTAAACACACGCAGTCTTGCCTCATTGGCTGCGAGATACCCTCTTACATAGGCATCTTCGTCTGCAAATTCCATGTTTACCACATCATTAAATAATGTAGCTGCTTGAGAGCGGCGCTCTTTAAATTCATTTGCTTTAAACTTAGCGACACGTCTTGAATCGACAGTCTGTGTTTGCAGGCCCGACAATGCGCGGAATATTTCAGATGGCGCAGAGTATGTTCTTCCTGTGCTTGGCTCAACTTCACTGACCCCAAACTCAGTTTTTGAAAACAAGCTGCGTGGCAAACGTGATAATTCTACTTCAGAAAAGTCTGCGCCCACAGGTACGCGGAAAGGCGTGATGTTGGCTGGACCCATTTGGTTTAGAAGATGAACCAATGACCGTTCAATCTTTTTACCCATCGGCTCAATCTCACGGTACACTTTTGCACCTGTCACTGTTTCACCACCCCGGCCCACTATTGGAAGACCTTTAGGTAACACGTCGTTCAATGCACCGAATGCAATAGACTCAGTCGTGAATGGGTCTGCGAAATCTTTAAATGCAGCCCACGACGCGGCAGCAAACTTTGCAGGGCCGTCCTTGGACAGCTTATTACTTTCATCCAGACTGTTAAGAATAGCTTCTGCTGGGCGGATCAGCATGTCGTATGGGTTAAAGTGACTGTAATCCATAACCACGAGGTCACCATTTTCATCCCGGCCCATAGGTATGAAGGTGGCGTTTCTTTGATATGGTGCTGCTAACACATTAACAGATTCCATCTCTTCTTCGCTGACGCCAGCAAGAGTCATAGCAGTATCTCTTATAATAGGACCTGCTACATAGAATGTAGACAAAGAAGCCATCAAGCGGCGCATGCCTATCTCACGGATAGCTGCATCATCACTGCTCAACTCTTTCATCGATGTCTCAAGCGTATTAAATCCTGTACGCATAATCTCAGCAGGGAACGCTATGAAGTTACCGAATGGCATGCCGCGTATATCTTTAATAATCTGTGGCACAAGTTCGTAGTTTGGAACGAGATTACGAACATTGTCGGCAGCTTTATTTTTAATAGCCTCTTCCACAGTCGCAGCTTCTTCGTCGCCTAAGAACCTTTTAAATCTGTTGGTGGCAGTATCAATCCGGAATTGATAATCTCTGTCACTCATTCCCCCGCGATTCCTGCGGACATTTTCTATGATATTTGTATAGGCTTCCCTTAGTTTTGATGCCTCGAATTCGTAGTTATATATCTTCCAGACATCGTCACCTGCGCGATATAGATCTGCGGCTTTACCCATGAACTGCATGAACATGTTGCGGCGGTTCAATCTCTCAAGAGACGAACCACTAAGCCTCGGCCCTGTTTCCGCCACATCAGAGACTAAAGCATGCTCACCTAAAACGGCATTGTTCCGTGGATCGGTGCCCTTGCGTAAGTTATCTTGAATCTCTCTAAGCTCGGCGCTGCTGCCAATAACACCGCGCCGCTGTAGGTCAACCAGATAATCAAGACCCTGATCTGTAAGTTCATAGTCCGCTGTAAGGAGCTTGCGATTTATTAAGTCACGAAGAACAATGTCCACGGACTGCCCGAGGCTGGCCCCCGCTCCAACATTACCTTGAGCCGCAGCAAACAAAGAAGCTGATGTGAAGTTCCTGACCTGTGTAATAGGTGACAAAATTGTCTTGTTGAACTGTGTGATGCCTTTTAGCTTCAACATACCAGCGTATACGTTGCGGAGAATATTTGTTAAACCATATTCATCATCAACAACAGTCCTAGAAAGTGACCGCCACATAGCATCTGGAATAGCTATGTTGTGCATAGCACCAAAAGCGCTTTCGGCTTGGCCCGGATCTTTCTTGATCATATTGCCGCCCGGATCTGTGCGCCCGATAATGTGGTAGCCTTTTGTTCTTAGGTCAGCCATCACGGTTTCTTCTGCATTGTCAATTGCCTGCTGCAATTGGCGAAGTCTACCTTCTGACGCGCCTTGTGCTGCCGCCGCATCAAGCTCCAACTGTAGCTGTTCTTTGCGTTCTGCTACACGATCCATGACGTTAATGTAACGTGCGTTACGTTTAGGGCCTATATCCGCGATTGTAGCCGCTGGGTTTTGCTGTCTTAGTTCAGCCAAGGCAAGACGCTCGGACTCAGAGGCAAACTCCTCACCGTACCTGCCTCTCCGGAAAGTAGCATCTGCCATATCATTGTCAGCTATCTGGCGCAGTCTTGTGTAGAATGAATCGTTTGCGATAAACGTGGACAGATCTGACACTGTGGAGATATACGCCTCGGTTGGGTTTTTTGTCTGCCCAAGAATCTCTTTAAGAACTGGACTCTCAACCTTACGCCTGTTTAAAAGCTGGGTGTTCAATTTACGTCTTGCCACTCGACCCATAAAGTTGCCACGTTTGCCCATACCTGACGGTGTCTTTTGAAGAACAAGACGAATGTACTCGCGCATCTGACGCTCTGTTATTGTGTTTAAGGTCTGTTCGTCTGTTATCTTTAGTGCGTTGTCGTCCATCAGTGTTTCTTTGATGTGGTTAAACACTGTGCGGTCCTGAGTGCCGCCATTCATGCTGCGGATCAAATCAAATATCTCACGCTCCCGAGTAGAACCCGCAGCTATTTCATAGGCCGGGTTTTCATAAGCAGCATAACGCTGTCGTAAATAACCGCCAGCTTCAATGTTTTCTCTGATGACCTG